TAGCAGACTTGGTTCGGGGGTTCGGTTGGAGAGTTGTCTCCTTCGTATTCCCCAATCGAGTAAGATTTACCCGAAGGTTATTACAGTTAGTACGATTCAGTAGCTATTGTTACAGAATGTACAAAGTGCATGGACCTACGCAAGTCGTTAAGTACCTGAAGGCGTCGCAGTTAGCACTGCAGAAAGCTATAGGTAAGGATGAAATTGAGTCACTACGGGGTCTTGACGACTCCGTATTGAAGTCTCGAATTACTAGGTCTGGTTTACCGGTTTATATCCCTTCACGGGATAGAAAACTGATAATGGCCGGAGCTACATCGATTATTCGATGGTGGTTAACGCTTTACAGTGTTTACCGTGTAATTGAGATCCCTGGTGTGTTAAAACTATACACCATTGCTCAACCCTCTACGGTAGCAAAGGAAACTTTTGATAAACTAGTTTCACAGTTCCAAGAGTTATTAACTCAAGGCTCTATGTCTTCTATGTTTGATCTCAGTCTCCTGTACCGTGAGGCAAGAATTCTTTGGCTGGAAACAGCCTCTCCTTCTCACAAAGTGAGTTGGCGTGGAATTCCTGATGATCCTCGTCTACTAGCCGAGCTGGGGTTATCACCCTATATTTTAGGTATATTAAAATTACTGCGTCAAGATAAGCTTGCAAATCTGTTCGAAGTTCTCATAGAGTTAAATCTATCTGAACCTAGATCGAGAACGCCCACTGATGGGGTTGATCGATTTAGTGGATCTTCCGTAATAAACCCGAAAGGGCTTTATGCGGGAAAACTTTCGATTAAAGAGGAAGCAGCAGGGAAAAGAAGGGTATTTGCGCTGGTGGATGTGTGGACTCAGTCCACACTTAAACCTTTGCATGATATGCTCTTCAAGTTCCTTAAATCATTACCCAATGATGGTACTTTTGACCAACATGCCTCTGAAATGAGAGCAAGATCTAAAGCTATAAAAGCTGGAAGATCATTTGGATATGATTTAACTGCAGCAACTGATCGTTTACCGATCGAGCTGCAGAAGCTGATCTTAAACACTATGATTCCCACTTTGGGAGACTTGTGGTGCGCGCTTTTAACGCAACGAGATTACTATTTGGTTCTTCCTGACGATGTTCAACTTGAACTCCGTGAGGGATCGGGCCCCATGCCTCAGACCTTTAACATTGGTCCTGGCATGGATGTTCCGATTATCTATACTGAGAAAGGCCTCGCGTACATTGTACTGAGGTATTCTACAGGGCAACCTATGGGAGCTCTGTCTAGTTGGGCAATGTTGGCGGTTACCCACCACCTTATTGTCCAATTAGCATAT